TCCGGTGTTAGACCAAATTTCTTGGCTAACGCTACTTGTGTCTTCGTCAGACGCACTTTTTTAGGCGCGGTGCTACGCGTTGCCGGGGCAACTACAGTCGAAGGTTTTGTGCGCTGGGCGGGTGTTTCCTCGTCTAGCGTTGCATCCCCAAAGTTTTCTGGGAATCGTTTCTGCATCGTACTATCTATACGACGGTAATATTCATCAGATGTAGGACTGATCCCACTTCTAACTAATTTCTCATGTAAGCCTAATGCAAGGCTTGTCATTTCTTCATCTTGTCCAAACCATTCATTCTTTTCTTGCCAAGCAAGAGCTTTATTATCTGGTTTAAACGATTGATTTTGATTTTGTTGTATATATACAGGATTTTCTGGCTCTTGTAAAGTATTTTTAAATCTAGGCTCATATTGTTGAGCTTGAGATAAGCGCATTTGCGCGTCATTCATACGTTGTTGAGCGTCGATAATTTGATCAGTTTCACCTGCATTATAGGCCTCGCGATAATCTCGCTTAGCTGAATCTAATTGCTGTTCTAGCGAATTTTTAAGCGTCTGAATATAGGTCTCTTCTCCACTTGTTAAAGTAGTTTTTAGCCTTTTATTTTCTTCTGCAATTTGCTGAGCAAATTTAATTGCTTCTTGTCTTTCACGATCTGCAGCTTCTTTAGCACGTCTTTCGTCATGCCAAACTTTTTTAAGCTGCGCCATACGTTGCTTAACTCGTTCAGAGTAATCATCAAGCGTATCTTTTTCTAATTCTTCTACTACATCTTTTGGTAAAGGCTCACGACCTTTATCTTGTAGTGGGGTATCATCCTCTATCTCAAGATCAATATCATTATCTTTGACCTTAGCTTCTACCTTAACTTCATTTTTAGGTTCAGCTTCTTTAGGACTTAAATCAACTTCTTTTTCATCAGGTAATTTACTACCCGGTATTTCGTCATCATCTGGATATTCAAATACAATATCACCATCTTTTACGTCAGCCATTTAATTCTCCTTATGCGCGAGTATAGCCACGAGGATCTTCAACAACCCCCTCGACTGTATCGTCGTTAATAATGCGGAATTCTCTTCCGTGGATTTTAAATCTTGTACCTGCGTATGCACGTGTCAAAACAAAATCACCCTCTTTACACCATGGACCTGTAGGAAATCTAGTCTCATCTTTATAAGCTAAATCACCTACTTTTACTACAAATAAAACTACTGTTGAATGTTCTTCGATAGTTCTAGTTGAATCCGCTTTTACAATACCGCCTTTATATGTTTCTGAAGCATCGGGAATTGCACAAAGTATCTTGTATCCTTTAGGCTCAGGTAATTGTAAACCTCGTTCTTCAATCGGTATATCTTCTGCTTCTACTGCATCTAACGTTGGAATAATAATTGGTCGACCGCTTGCATCAACTAAATTTTTATTCATTGTGAGTATGTCACTCATCTTCAAATGTCTCCATTCTTTGTGCAAGGTCTTTTATAATACTTTCTGCGACGGATAGACCTCGTATATATCCGGTCATATTTTGGTACGAAGCAAAATCTTTTGCTGCTCCGTCTCCTAAATTATTTAAAACTTGTTTGCGCTGATCATCTATTCGAGACAATAATAGCTCTAGCGTTTGGTCCATTTAGTTACTCCTGTGGTTTTTGTTGATTCCTTTGTAATTCTATTTGTTTTTCTCTAATTGAACGTTCTTCTTTTTGGCTTACTGCATTAATGCCTATCTTAGTGCCTTCCATAAATTGTTTAGCTTCTAATTCTTTATGGGACATTACAGCATCAGCACCTAGTTGAGCACCAGCAATACGTTCTTGAGATTCGATGCGCATCTTATCAATTTCAAGTCTTTGTTGCTCTGCCTGAATATCAGCTTGAGTTTTTTGTGCTTTGATCTGTAAGTCTTGCGCTTTAAGTTGTAGCTCTTGTTGTTGCATTTGGATAATTGGATCTTGAGCTTGCTGTTGAGCTTGTTGTTGTTGTGCTTCTGATGCAGATTTAGCAGCAAGTTTCTTAGCAGCTTCAGCCATAACTTTAGACAATTCTCTTGTATCGCTGCCATATGAACTGCAATATGTGCTTGATGATCTTGATAGATAAATGCTTTAACGGGTTTACCATTAATAATATTCATATTTTCTGATACAGGATCTTTTGGTTTCTGATCATCGGCACTAGGGATTAACTTACCAATATTTTTAATGCCTAATACTTCTAACATTTGTTTATTAAGTTCTGGTAAATCATAGATCTGTGGATTAGATTGTGCCATCTGCATAACTGCTTGATACTGAACAACTTTTTGTGACATGGTTGCAGCATTAGGATCACTTACCGGTATAACATCTACGTTATCGTAATCAGATTGTTTAGCACGTCTATCGCCTATTTCAGGTTCGTATGAATATTCTGTTGGAGTGTAATCACGAATAATACCTTTAAGCAATTTAAACTCTTGTTTCATTGCATAGTAAATACGCGCTTGTACTGCACTCATTACTTTTAATGTACGTTCGAGAATTGCTAACGTAGTACCTACTGGAGAGTTAGCAGACATATCAGATACTTTCATATCAGCAGCTGATGCAAAACGTCTACCTTCTTCGATGATTTGATTCATCAATTGATTTAATACTTGTGAAGGTTCTTTGTATGGAAGCGGTAAGATGTTATCACGCACTGCACCACTTGGTACATCTACGTCACGCCATTCACCTGGTGCAATCGGAGTATCATCGCCTTTAATCCGTAAGCCACGTGATTTTAATCCACCTGGTAAGTTTGATAGAGTACCTGCGTCAACAAGTTGACGTAAGATCATAGTACCTGATTTGGCGAAAGCACCTATCAAATGAATTAAACCGAAGCAATAGAAACCAAAGCCTGGTATGTAACCGTAGTGGACGAAGTGTTGACGCTTAGCTTTTAATTTGTCGTCTGGATTCCAATTACGACGTATCGCTAAAATAGTGCCTGTACCTTTTTCAATCGTTATTACATAAGGTAGTGCAATATTATCTTCACTATCACCATTTTCTAAATCTAAATTAACATGCATCTCAAGGATTTTATATCTGTCATCCTCTGTAGGATTAAATCCTAATTTCTCTGCAATCTTTTTCTCTGCTTCATCAACATCTAAAAATGGTTCACCTAAATCTACATCACGATAAAAACCTGCAACTTGTAATCTATGTAATTCATTTTTTGTTTTACGCATGACATGTGTCACACGCTCTGCTGTTTCTAAATTAGAAGCACCGTATGGAACTACAATATCTTCGGCAGGAACATACATTGATACTTGACGCTCAATGTTAGGATCATAATAAACTTTTTTAAATGCGTTACCAGATAAACCTAGTCCCCATAACATTCTTTCATGTTCAGGTCTATACTCCGGCATCATGTCCGTAAGTTGATAATTCATATCATCTTTTACACGTTCGGCAGCTTCTTCTTTTTCTTTTGTCTGCTTACCGACGATTACTGTTTTAACTGGGCCTGCCGCTGGAAATGTCTCCATCATAGTTTCAGCTTGGAATTTAACCAGCGCTTCTGTCATCAAGGGGTGGTACACATTGCATGCCCCAGGCCACGGTTCTGTTCTGTCTTCAACTTTAAGACCTAGTAACTCTAAGCCATCTACATAAGTTGTTAACCAATCTTTTCTTGAATTAATATCAGCATCATACTCACCAACTAAATCTCCTGATAATTCAGTGAGCTGTCCTTCATCCATATCTTCTGCTAAGTTAGCATTGAACTCATCATCTTGTTCTTTACCGGGTTGAATAGTAATCTCCATGCTACCGTCTTCTAAGGTAACACTTTCTGGGTTTTCAATTTCAATAGATAGGTCAGGTTGACCCATAGCCATTGCTTCTAATCCTTGAGGTGCTTGCGCTAAACTTTTATCCATATTGTCTGCCATATTATTTCCTTATATTGCGTATAATCTGTTTCGAGAACTTCTAAATCCTGGTATGTCTTCAGCTTCATCGCTTGGTAATCTTACAAAGCCGCCCTGTCTAAATCTCATTAATGCTAGTGTTGTTGCGTCAACTAAGTCGTCGTTTGCTCCACTTGGAAAGTCATTACACTCCTCAATTACCTCATGTGCCCATCTATGATCTGGAGCCCACACTATACCACTTCTAAATAAATCTGATACTGCATTTACACGACTGATCTTATCTTGCCCTTTACCCGGTGTATACTCAGCGACAGGAATACCCATCCGTCTAAACTCTTGATAGAGTGCAGCACCGTTAGATTTCTTTTCAACTATGAATGAATCAGGTTCCCAGTCCTTATACTCTTCTATACAAAGTTCTTTGAGTTCAGGAAACTCTAATCGTTTCTTAACTGCATTTAGCAGTATTATATTATAATTATTGACTTCTTCGTTAAAAAAGACTCCCCATGTCAATAGTGCGTTATAGTCTGACCTATTGTTAGCTTCTTGTGCCGCGTCTAGTGTCATTATGGTGAACTCACACTGAGGAGGACTTTCTTCTTCCCATATCTTCCACCACTCTCTTTTGATCAGCGCACCTTCTTCTGATACAGGATTTTGCATATACTGCGAATTCCAATACCGAATATCTAGCGCTGCTTTCTTAGCTAAGAGTTCCTCTAGAGGCCAGAAGTCAGGCCAAAGAGATTCCATATCACCTTGTTTATTCTCTATAATAGCAGGAAACTCAACAACTTCCCATGGATCTACATCATCATTTCTAATCATCTGGTTCACAATCTCACCAGTTAAATCTAATTTAGACCATCGTGTCATCACTACGATGATAGAACCCCCAGGCATAAGACGTTGAAGAGGGCCAGACTGAAACCACTCCCAAGCAGGCTTAAAAACATCAGGCCTTCCAAGTTTTGCATCTTGCTCTGAGTGTGGGTCATCAATGATAAATAGATCAGCCCCGCGACCAGCGAGGGCACCACCAACACCAATCGCAAAATACTCTCCATTATAATTTGTTCCCCATCTTGATGCGCTCTTCGAGTCCGCCTGCAGTTCTACCTGAGGGAATATGTCTTTATAAGCGTCACTACCAACCAAGTTTCTAACCCGACGACCAAAATTAACAGCAAGGTCGGCCGTATGCGACGCCATAATAACTTTCTTATGTGGGTACTTTCCCAAGAACCAAGCAGGAGCAAGGTAAGAGATAAGTTCTGACTTCCCGTGTCGCGGAGCAATGTTAACAATAACTCGTTTCTTTTTGCCGTTAGCAATGTCTTCAAAGATTTGAGCCAGCTTCCTATGATGTTCTCCTATGATATATCCTGGGTACACATGTTGTATAAAATCTAGAAAATTTTCTTTACCGGACTTCTCGACAACCTTGCTTTTATATGCTTTAAGAAGTCTTTGAAGTTTAACTTTGTCCGATGGTTCTGCTATTTGAAAAAGGGACTCTAGCTCTTCAATTTCTTTTTTAGTTATCGTTATTTTGGGCGTCGTCTCTGTCATCTTCTACAAGTTCTGCATCTATAGTGTCAGTTTCTCTTTCATTAAGTACTTTTTGTTTTAGCTCCGTCAGCATCGTGATAAGTTCTTTCTCAACTTCTTCCATGGTTTCATGTTTGTGTATCACTTCTGTTTTCTTCTTGAACGCATCCACCCCGTCTATTTCGCCTATACTGCGTAGGGCCGCGATTTGTTCTTTTACATTTTGTGTATGCTCTACCGCGTAAACTAATTTAGCTACCACGTACTGCTTTAATTCTGCTAGGTCATCCACGATAGCGTGGTTATACACATCTACTAAGCCCCCTAAATACGCCACTTGATCATTCGCATACTTCTTTAAATCTTGTTTTTTACCTGGATTAGCAATCATTTCTTTCATCGTCTTCTCAGCGGCTTCTCTTTGTTCAGGTGTTGGGTCTATGTCATGCCCAGTTAAATCAGATATCTCTTTATACGTTTTTGATCTAAGTCTTACTTGGTCTTCGTTGTTCATTTCCGGTAGAGCTTCACGAGAATGCTTAGGAATAGGTACACCTTCCTCTATATGAGGCATCATCACGACCTTATTAACGTCGGGGTTTACGGTATCTTCTTGATTTTGTTGTACTTCTTGGTTCATTATGTGTCGCTGATTACACCTTTGATTAGAATTTGCAGCTTTGCTTGTGATTGTAACATAGTTTTTATAAAAACAGGGTAAAATAACCATATGAAAACTACGTTAACTAAAAAGAACTTAGAGATACTCTACAACATGGCGTGTAAGATGCCGCCTTTTAATAAACTCCCTATGCCCAAGTCAGACAAAGTTAAGTTCCGTGTCATTAAGAACCCTACTATATATGGTTGCTTTGACGAAGTAGACATGGCTATTGAAATAAGTTCAGGTTCTTGTGGTCACTTTATCACTATTTTCCAAACTCTCCTCCATGAAATGGTTCACTTAGCTCTCTACGTTCGAGGCGATGATGACTTCGATCAACACGGGGCTAAATTCATGCGCATTAAAGACGTCTACTCCGAGCTTTACAACTTCGATCCCAAGGCTATCTAGCCTAACCCCCTGATTTTCAAGATTTTTTTGTAGAAATTTTTTTGATTTGCCTCTTTTTTAAGCAAGGGGGTACTTTCTGATATTGCGTATTACAAGGAAGGTGAGAGTTTGACTAGGGGGGTGGGGTAAAACTTTGTAATTTTTATGGGGTATTCACGTGCGATTCAGTGTATAGCGAAGTTGGGACTCCGTTTTCTAATTTTGGGGGGTGCCTACTGGGTGGGGTGCTGGGTATTACCTAGTTAAAACCCTGTAAAAACCGAGTATTACCAAGTAAAACCAAGTAACCAAATAAAACCTATATAAATCAACGATGTTACCAAGTTATTTAATAAGTAACACTAGGTAACACGATATAAAGCCTTGTATTTACTAGGTAAAACTCGGTTGTTGCCATGTTACCACTCAAAACATAGGGTTGCCCCCTGTAAAACTTGGCGTTACTTGGTAACAAAGACACCCTTTTACGCGGTGTAATTTATCATTTTGGAAACCGCCCTATATATTCTTAAAAAGTGGTAACACGGCAACATGATTACTTTTTAATCAATT